GATTTAGAAATCTGAACTCTTTTGAACTTCTGTCTGAACATCTGAGTTAGTTTCGGCTACATAGCCATCTTCTTTTTCAAAAGGTATATCGGATTTACCCTCTACAAGTTCTAAAATTTGTATAGCTTTCATTCTAGCTGTTATACCTGCCCCAAATGGTGCATAGTAAGGTACTAGTTCGTAAGCTACTTTGATTTTAGACCCACCCCAAATTTGTTTGTCCATTGGGAATGGTTTCTTATCAGCATCAAGTATTTGTGGTCTTTGAGTAAAACTTTCTTTAGTCTTCTTATTGACCCCTGATGCTTTTAGTTTGTAGATGAAGAAGACATTGTCTCCTTCTACGTTGTATCTAGGGTGAGGTGCTTCTTTTACCTTTTTACCTTTATTCTCTGCAATCGCTTGTTTTAGACTGTCTGCCTGTGCATCATCAAATAACTTAATCATGTCTGTAGCGTCTGATTTAGCGACTTTTAAGGTCACCTTATATTCACCATTTTCGTTAAATTTAACGTCTGGTTTATTAAGGTGAGGGTAGATAGCTTCACCCACAACACTAACGTGTGTTTGTAGTTTATTCATAGATATTCTCCTATATGTTAGTCTATCTAATAGTGGCACTTAGTTGCACAGGTGCATATACCTAGATACAGAAAAACACAGATTGTTTCACTAAGTCTAAATCAAGGTCTCCCTTTTTAGGCATAGTTGGAAATTTCTTCTGATTTTTCTCAGATAACATGGCATACATTTCATCTGCAAAGTTTTTAAGTACATCTTGCTGATATATCTCACAAAATGCTTCTCTTAATGCTTTACCCATTAAATGACTGTCACTGGCTACACAACCAAAGCTGTCATGTATCATACTAAAGTTATCTACACCTAACTTCTTGGCTTTTACTACAGCTAACTGAAGACAAGCACCATCATTTGCATGTATAAAATTAGGACATACTCCTAGACTGGTAGACCTTTTAGATATTTTATTAGTATCATGTGCTACAGAAAGTTTAACTATACTATCACCCATTTGTGTCTTAACTCTTTTGCTTTCCTTTTCATAACAAAGCATTTGTATAGGTGCATTTAATGGTGAGTGCCATGTCACTGGTAAGTTTTCACTAGCAACAAGTTTAGCTATATCTTTTAAGAACTTCATTATTTCTTTTGCACCAACAATTATCTCATTGATACTTTCCCATAATATAGGTGTTAGCCAATTAGTTGCTTGAAAAATACCATCTTCTCTGTCTGATATTTTAAACTGTTCTATGGATACACCTTTCTCATTTAATTGTTTTTTCATGTGGTCTTCAATATATTTTCTACATGAAAATTTAGTTAATGAGTAAGGCAAACACATAACTGGTTTCTTACATAGCTTCCTATCTATACCATAGTCTAACCATTTTTTTGCAAGTGGTTCATCTTTCATATCTCTAAGTTTCATAATTAGTTTTTGTGCAACTAAATTATAAACATCACTTGGTTTATTAGATGGAACTAGATTTGTAGCTTTACCACCAATAGGGTCTCTCATCATTGCTGAGTAGTGTTGTAGTCCTGAGTTTGAACAATCAGCTTGTATTGGTAATGTAGTTATAAAATCAGGTGAGTAATCACTTTTTGCAAAGTCTCTAAATTCTATAGCCCATGCAAGAAAACAATAAGGTTTATCTGCACTTGCCCACCATGTTTGTTCTAAGGGATTATTTGCTGATGCAATTATTTTATCAGTGTTATCTATAACCCATTGTCTTCTTATAGGTAGTTCTTCCTTATCTACTTCTCCATACAAGTTAGCACCTGCTATAGCAAATACACTATAACTATCATCATTGCCCATTCTTTTACCAAACTTAAATTTAAGTAATGCTCTACTGTAATCTGCTGACTGTGGTGAAAGTAATGCAGGTTTAGGATAGATACGAAATCTAAAATCAAATTGATGTGGATAAAAAAACCCACCTTTGTTCAATAGCAATTCAGCTTCCTGCATAATTAAACTGACTTGAATAAACTTAGACATAGACTGACCTATTGCTTTGTGTACCTGCTGTGCTTCTCGCTTCCATTTAATCAATGCTTCTTTATTTGTTTTTATATCAAATGGTTTTGGTGGTAGTTCAGTTGATTGTGGATTTACAGGTAGCTGACCTAAATTAAAATCATTATCCATACAGGTTTTAATGACATCATATATAGGTTTATTAATTACCCATTCAGTTTCTTGTATAATATTTACACTCTCATAAACCACTGGCATCTCATGTACCCTGTTGTTTAATTCCTCTAAATATCTTCTATTACTTGCTTTTACTAGATTGTAGTGCATTAGCTATCTCCTCTGGTTTGTTTTCAAAATTATGTTTCTTGCCATAGTACCCACCAATAAAAGGTGAAGTCCATTTTCTAGGTGGCATAAGCATTGGTAAATACTTAGGAAACAGTGCTTCATTCTTAATATTAAAGTTCTTTATTTCTTTAATAATTTTAGGTGTTGGTTGCACATAAGTCACAGTCTTCATCTTGTTAAGTTTCATATTACCTACTTTAACTAGACCTAATAGTTCACATAGATGTATCATCTGCACACCTAGATGTAGCCTATGTTCTTTTGTCCAATCGTCAAATTGAAGTTCATGTCTATTCATACAATAAACCCAAACATTCTTTTTATACTGCCATCTATTAGTTTTCTGAGGTACGTTCTTGCCTTCTAATCGTTTAGCTACCTGCTCATATTCCTTCTTCTTTTGGTCTTTGAATAAAAGTATTCTAGCTTCAAGCATTAACGCATTACCAATAATTATAGACAGTTTATTCAATGTGCAATCAGTAGAAATACCATCAATTACATTTTTCAAAATTATCAAAGAACAAATATCAAATATACTTTGGTTGTTAGACATCTTTTTAGTGTCTTGGTTGAAGGCACTTTTAGGCAAACATTGTACTATTTTTTTAATAGCAATATGGTGTGTACCTACCTGACCTGTATCTATCTTTTCTACTTTCAAATGGATTAAACTAGAAAGTTTATCTATATATTTTTGTTGTTGGAAAAGACCATACATGGTCGTACTCTCTTGCTTTTTAGACTTAGCATCATTTATTAAGTGGTTATATCTATCAATACCACCTCTAATCATGTGTTCTTCAAATTCTATTTCTTCCTGTATTTTCTTTGTGTAGTCTTTTGTATCTTTAAATTTACCACCTACACCAACCTTAACTAGTTCAGCTAATTGTTCTTGTAATAAATTGCTTTGTGTTTCAGACATAATGAGAACATCTCCTTACTTTTTGTATGCACCTGTGTCTTGTTGCATTGGTTCTGTTGCATTTGCTACCAAACCATTGCACAAGTGCATATATTGGGTTTTTAAAAAAAGGTGTTGCTATTAAAGAACAATAATACAGCAGTGCATGTAATTTTTTTGGAAGTAGTTCCTAAGACCAATGTTTTGCTATTAGACCCTATACTACTTCCTTCTTTTTTCATGCAGTGCAACAAATCACTCATAATGCAACACCTTGTGCAACTAGATTAACCCAGTAATTGCTTCTGGTAGGCGAGAAAGGATTTGAACCTTCACTTCTTGCGAAACCAGTTCCTAAGACTGGCGTGTCTACCAATTCCACCACTCGCCCACTTTTGTGAATGTAATTAGCAGTATCCATTTATTTAATCAACCCTTTTGAGTTATGACCCATAAGAGAAATAACATTACTATCATTAATACTATTTACAGCTTCCCTTAATGCTTCAGGTGTTTCTTGTGCATAGTATTTTAATACAGTTTCAATACTTATACCTGCAAGTTTAGATATAACTTTAACTGGTGTTTTTGTTTCACATAATCTTGTAATAAATGTGTGCTTGGTTGCATAAGGTGTAAAGTCTTTTATCTCTAACAACCTTCCATATTTATCAAAGAAAGTTCTCATGCTTCTTACAGTCACATTTGGAAATAACTTTCTAGATTTATGTGCTATTGCAGTTTCCCTGTACTTAACACAGATACGATAAGCAATATCGTTTAATGGTAAATCGCCTGACCATTGCTGTGTCTTGTGCCGAAAAAAATTAATAGTTTTATTTTTATAATCAATACAATCAATATTAAATTTAGGGTCATAAAATTCAAATTGTAATCTCATACCCAAACCATTAATTTTAAATTGCATTGCATCAGCATGTTCTTCATCATTATTTGCATAAGCTAAGTCCATAACTTTAGCTTCATCTTCTCTGCTAATTGGTTTCTTGCTTTTACTTTCTATGACATGAAGATTACTCCAACCCATATCTTTAACTCTTAAATCAGGATTAAGTAATTTAGATTGTTCCATCAAACGTCTTGCAATGGCTTCTCTAAAAACTTCTCTTAACACTGACAATCTATGGTTCGTACTTCTTGTATTATATGTTGACAGATTATTACTTGGTCGTTCTTCAATAGTCTTCTGCATGAACTTTACAAAACCATTGTAGTGTTCTGGTGTCTGCATGTCTTCCAATGTAATGTCTGGTGAAAAATAATTTAATATATCTCTCATGTAGATTTTAATGTTAGCTACATTTTTACCACTCTCCCATTGCTTATCAAACGTCATCTGCAAACATTGTGACAATGTACCTTTACTGATTGTCTTCTTACCATTTTTTCTGCTGTGATAATTTGCAGGTACAAGTGCTTCGTTATGTTTTTCTTTTAGCTTGATTGCTTCTGCTAGTGCCTTCTTAAAAGATGTATCACTAGTGTCTTTAATTAGAATAGTATCATACTCACTATCCTTTACTTGTTCGCCATCAACTATCATCTTTTTTCTAGTATGTACTGCAAGGGTTTCACCTCTTAAATAAATACCTGAATGTAGTTTTAATATAGCTTCTCTACTACTCATATTACTCCTAACTCGCAGTCATTAATTTATTACTACTGAAGACAGTTGGAATAGCTTCCTGCGTTGAACCTAAAAAGAACTTCTGTAGTTTTTTACCTTCACCAGTTAATTCAACATACGTAAATCTTTTGTCTTCTGCAAAAGGGTTGTCTGTATATTTAATTAAACTTAGTGTCTCATGTAAGTATGTCAGTGTTCTACTTAGTGAAGACTGATTGATACCTCTGCCTAAGATATTATTAAAATGATATGAGATACTTTCAGTAGACATCTCGTTATCTTTTAAAATTAATATTATCTGTAGCACTGCAACATAATGAAGTGGTACTCCATTTGTGTGAAGTGTCTTGCCTTGTCTCTGCTCTACCTTCTTAATGTAATTCAAGAAGTGTTGTGTAAAACTTAAACTAAAGACTGCTTTTTTGTATTGCTCTTTCATTGCCCCTCTCTCTACTTTCTAGTTGTATAATGTTAGTAGAGGAATGAGTATCAACTGTTGTCTTAGCTAGTGCTATTGCAACATTTGTTTTAAACTCAGGTTCAGTAATTTCTACGTCTCTGACATCAAGATATTTAATGAGTTTATCAAAACTATATTTGATACACACACCACCTATCTTTAATGCTGTAGACTTCTCCCAGTCATTACTGACAATGATTTGTTTTTTTATAAAAGGTAATTTTTTTGTATTTTTTAAAGTCTTAACTTCATAACTGAAGTCTTCAACACGTCTTAAAAAAGACCGACATCTGACTTTGTGTACTACCCTACAAACTACCATTGCTACTACC